GAAGAGCGCCCGTTGCGAGGGCGTTGGTGGACGGCACGTAGGTGTTCAGGCCGCCACCGACAGTCACGTAGCTCATGGTATGACCTCCTTTGGGTCAGTTGTTTCGGTCAGACTGCCTTCGTGGAGGGCAGACGGTACGCCCAGAAGATCTGGCCATCCGCGCCAGCACCTTCAAGGGCGACAAAGTGCGCGACGTTGCCCGACCCCGACACCGCAACGACCTTGCCGGCCGTCGTGGGGATGACGCCCTGCCCAGCCGTGATGCCCGCGCTGGCGGTGAGCTGCACGCAGTTCGAAGGCTGCAGGGAGATGGGGTCGCCCGTTTCGGCATGGTTGGCCGAATCGAAGCGGCGGGTGGAGCCGTCGGTGACGCCCACGACGAAGTCGGCGGCGGCGGTCGACGCCACGCCCTGGAAGGCGGTGGTGTCCATCTTGACGACGCGGTAGGGCAGGATCGTGCCGCCCGCGACGAGATTGGGAGAGAACTGAAGCATGGTGTGTATTCCTTGTAGTTAGCGGCGGGTGCGGGCGTTGATCGCCTTGGCAAACTCTTCGGGCTTGCCGGCGAACTGCTTGACGAGGTCACCGACGTCGGCGATGCCCATTCCCTTGGGCATGGCGGCGCGGCTCATGTCGATCTTCGTCCCGATGGGGTCGCGGGCGAACAGCTCGCGCCACGACTCGAGCAGGGAGACCGGGTCACGGGAGGCCTGTAGCTGGCCGACCAGCGCGTCGCGATGCGTGTCGGGGATGCGGTAGCCCTCCTGCTCCATGATCTCGATCTCGCGGGCGAACTTCTCGCGGGTGAGCTCGGCCTTCAGGGCCGCGTTCTCGCGCTCGATGCGGGCCATGCGGGCGCGCAGGCCGTAGTGGCTCTTGGACGCGATGACCTCCTCGGCCTCCTCCTCGGGGGCCTCGACGTCATGGCTGCCGATGTCGATGTGGACGCCCTCGCCGCCTTCCTCGGCATCAAACTCCATGCCTTCGCCGGCCATCTCGTCCTTCTCTTCCTCGGCCATCTCTTCCTTGTCGCCCTCGTCGGCGAACTTCTTCTTCATCATCGCGGACAGGTCGGAGATCGCGCACTTCATGGCCTCGAGCTCCTCGCGGATGTCGTTGTCGGATGCCATTGCGGCCTCCTCCTTATTCAGCGCCGGGACGAAGGTGTTGAGGCCACCACCGACCCCGGCGAGGTCGTGGTTGCTCTTTGAGAACGTGATGCGCTCGCCGCGGCGAGCGAAATGCGTGTCAGGAAGCGGCCGGCGCGGGGTCTCACGACCCAGCAGCGCCACCTCGGACAGGTGGTCGCTCTCGGACCAGATCTCCGCCGACCGCCTGGGGAAGGCGTTCGTGGCGATAAGTCTGTCGAAGATGTCCCTGCCGACCTCCATGTCTCCCACAATGTACCCAACGCCATCCCGTTCCTCGTATCGGAGTTGCGGGATTCGACCGACCGCGCTCTTGGGCTCCTTGCCATCCTTCTCGTGCATGATCACGATGCGGGGGTAGGAGCCTCGGGCCATGTGCTTCCCGGTAGCGGCGACGATCTTCTTCAGGCGCTTGTTGTCGAAGCGCTTGAGCTCGGGGTCGGCCTCGCCATCGTCGATGGCTGGGTCGAACGCCATGAAGAGCTCAACGCCACGCAGGACGACCTTGTCGTCGTCCTCAACAACCTCGTGCGATGCCTTCTGGTTCACGCTCTTGCCCTCCTTGCGGTCCATTTCGGCCACCTTGCGCTCGGCCCACGCCTTGCCGGCGTCGCCGCCCCAGAGCAGCCACGCGATATACCCGGCGTCATCATCGCCGCCCTTCTGGTTGCCCTCATGGCGGGCGAAGAAGGACGCCATGCGGCGCACGGTGTCAGGGGACAGGGTGGCCCGGTTCTTGAGGTCGCGGGCGCGCGCCACGCCGACCTCGGTCCCGCCACGGCCGTGCTTGGCCCGCAGCTCAAGGCCGCGGGCGGCGTTAGACGCCATCTCCTGGGTGGGCTTGAGGTCGATGTCGGTCATGTGGTGAGGCCCTGCAGGGTGCCGTCAGCAAGCCGGGTCGGCCAATACTTGATCTGCCGGATGGAGTTGTTCAGGACCACGTTCGCGTCGGTCAGGCTTGTTCCGTTGGTGCTAGTTGCGCCAATGACCAACCAAGTCGGGGCCACCGAGAACGCGAGCGACGAGCCTGTAGCAACCGTGCCACCGTTCAAGCAGACGCTTGCGCTGCTGCCGTTGTATGCAAACGCGCCCTTCGTCCTCGCGCCGCTTGTGAGCGTGTTGGCCGTCGTGACGTTGTTCGTGCCGCCAAAGTCGGCCACGCGCAGGTTGCCTGCGGCGGCGGTTTGCAGGAAGTGAAGGTGCTTGGTGGATACGTCATCCGTGGACAGCACGGTGCGGTTGGTGCTTCCGCTTGCTCCAGCGCGCACGCCGCCGAACCAGTCCGCGTAGAACGTGCCTTGCGTTCCACCTTGATACCACGACGAGAAGTTCGTCCCAGTCATCCGACAGAAGTCGGCCGCTCTCGTTTCCGTGGTAGTGCTTGTAAGAATATACGACGAAGCAATGGCTCCCGTTTCAACCTGCACATGGCTGAATCGCACGCTTGCATCGGCAGATACGCCAGTTCCGACAGCCGTGCCAATTCCGATACGCAGAGCTCCGTTTCCTGCGGTAGCCCCAACAGTTACCGTAAAGGAAAGTCGTCCAGCCGACGACGGATTTGCAATAGTGTTGCTCGATGCCCCCGACGGAAGCGATGTCATATAGGCAAACGTCGCAGTCGTTCCGGTTACAGCCTCAAGGTATACAGAAATGATGTATGTCGTGTTCGCAGCTAGCGCGATTGTCTGCTCTAAATAGTCACGCTGGCTGATTGCCGAAGCCGCAATGCTCCATGCCTTTTGTCCTGGAAATGTCGTTGAACTCACCGAAGACACATTGCATTGGCTAAAGCCGCGCGCCCAACTCGTCGGAGCGGTGGCGGTATACGCCATGCTGCCGTTTAGGCAAATGTTTGTTGCCGTGCCTTCAACGAGCAGGCCTTTGAGCGCAAGTGAGCTCGGGTCGTGGTCAAAGCGAGCAATGTCGGTTCCTGCCGAAGTCAGGACTCCGCTGACATTGATGAATGTCGCATTAGCGCTTGCACGTGTAAATATCAAGCGCGAATCAAGCGATCCCGTGGTGAAGTCTAGCGTGAGCGTAGAGCCGTCGCCGGCGCGAGACATTAGCTTGCTCGCGTAGCTCGAGCCGCTGATCCGCGATAGCCTGGGACGGTTGGCGCGATTCATCAGAGGGTGGACCAGAACGTGCCCATGGTCGGGGTGCCGCTTGACTTGAACTGGGCGGTGACGTACTGCGCGCCCGCCAGGTCGATCAGGGCCGCTGCGGGCTCAACGTTGCTCGCCGCCGCGAGTGCCGGCGAGTACAGGTTGCCGCTCGGGGTGCCCGCGACCTGCGTGATGCCGCTGAACGTCCGGTGGTTGGCCGTGCCGTCGATGGTGTAATTCGGGACGGTGCCGCTCGTGAAGGTCAGGGTGAGATCCGCCAGCACGGTCGGGACGTACCAATACGACGCCACGTTCGACCGGGTGTAGGTGACGCCCGTCGGGGTGCCGGCGGTGGTCGTGATGGCCGCGCCACCGAGCGTGGCCGAGAGCTGGAAGGTGCTCGAGCCGTTCGTGGCAATGATGTAGTACGTGGTGGGGTTGACGTACGCGGGAACGGTAATCGTGCCCGAGCCGCCGAAGGTGCCGGCGATGGTGAGGGCCTGCCCGACCGCGAGGGTGGGGTTGGCGTTGCAGGTGAAGTTGCCGGCCGTGTCGGCAATGGTCACCCCGGTCAAGGTGCCGCTCGCGTCCGCGTACTTGCGCCAGTTGAGGAGCCGCATCCCGATACTCGTCTGGGCCGTGGTGGCGGAGACCATGAACGGCATGACGTAGAGGAGGGACGGGTTCTGCCCGCTGACGCTCGCGCTCGTGTAGTCGAAGAGCAGGGTGGACGTCGGCGGGGTCTGGAGGAACACCGCGGCGGAGTTGGCGTAGGTCGCCGGCACGGAATCGGCCGTGACCTTGCGGAAGTTGTTCTGTGCGGTGGTGATGTCCATATCAGATCTCTCCTCTGCGCTTCATGTCAAGCGCGATTGCGACCGCCTGGTCCTGCGGCTTTCCCTCGGCGATGAGGGTGCGGATCTTGTCGCTGACGGCCTTGTCGGCCTTCTCCATGAGCTTCAGGCCGGCCTTGACGTCCTCGCGCTCGAGGTCGGAGGGCTTGGCGGCCGTGGCCTTCGCGCCGGGGCGGGAGGCGCGGGACTTCTTGATCCTCTCGCCAATGTCCATCAATCGCTCTCGCGTGCTGCTTCCGGCGCGGTTCAGGTCGGGATGAGCAGTAATCATCTTCGCTGCTTGATCGTAGAAATCTTGAGCGACCGCGTAATTCTTTCTAGCAACCGCCGTACCCGCATAGTCCAACAATCGCAGGAACGCTGCCATGACACTTGCGTCCGCAAACGTGGCCTTCGCGCCGGGGCGGGACCACACGCCTGCGGCTTTTGCGACTTCGGGCCAACTACGCGATTCCCAATGCTCGCTGTCGGACTCAAAGGTCTTTTCCATCTTGTCCGTGGCTTCCATCATCTCATCCACGGTTCGGAAATTTTGTGCAATCCAGGCACGCAGATGCGACTGCTCCTGCTGCGTCATCCGGCGCATCTTCGCCTTCGCGCCGGGGCGGGAGAACTCGGCGGCGCGCTCAAGGTTCTGCGTGAAGCCACGCAGCTCAGCTGCAGGCTTTCCCATGCGATCCCACGTGCGGACGGCAATCTGCGCCGCGCGACCTGCCTCAACGGCGAAGCGATTCGCGTCCTTGGTGTTGCCCTGCTTGAGCAGGCGATTAGACGCTTGGGTGTTGTCGTAGTAGTCGATCAGCGCCTTCTGCAGCGCATCGCGCTGCGCGCCGGCAGGCACGTCCGCGATGGCTTTCCCGACGATGGCGAGCGCGGCGCTCTTGTCCATCTTCGCCTTCGCGCCATGCGCGGCGAACTGTGCTGCCCAGACTCGCAATTCCTTCGGAACGAAGTGGGTCGTGAGCAGCGAGTCCGTCTTTGCGAGCAGCGCCTTCGCCCTCTTGCCATCGCCGGAACGCGCTGCCTTGAGGAGATTCTCAAAGAACGCGAAGTCCTTCTTCTGGCCGGAGGTCATTCGCTTCTGCTCACCAGCGTCGCGGTACTTGTTCGGCGTGAACAGGCGCGTCGACTCTTGGAACTTGGCGTACAGTCGCTCGAGTTCCGGGACGCCCGGTGCTGCCGCCATCTTCGCCTTCGCGCCGGGGCGGGAGGACTTGATCTTCTCCATCGACCCGTCCTCATGCAGCCAGTACGGCGTGTTGTCGGGGTCGCTTGCAGAGATGCCGTGCCACTCAAGGTCGGCGAGATCCGTTATCCCCTGGGCCTTGAGCTGCTTGCGAAGCGCGCCAGCGGTAGTGCGCTTGCTGCCAAAGGCTGCCTTCGCGCCGGGGCGGGAGGACTTGAGCGTTTCCGCGTATCGCTTCAATTGTTCGACGGAACCACGCTTGATGGTTTGCGGAGCGCGCCCTGGTTGAACTCGCATGAGCGAACCATTGCCAGTCGCGCCCTCAACAACGATAGCCCATTGCGTTCCGTTGATGGTTGCCGTCCATTGCTTGGACAGGTCGCCCCATCCTTCGGATGCGTCTAGCGTCCACCGCGCCATCTTCGCCTTCGCGCCGGGGCGGGAAGCTAGCAACTTCTTCTTCCGCTCAACCTCCCGCAGGTAGGATTCTAGTTCATCGCGCATCGCTCCAGGCGGCGTTTGGCGAAGCTTATTGTCGACCTGCAATGCCCTATCGCGGTAATGAATGAACGCGATGTACTTGCCCTGCTTGAACCGAGGCGCATCTGGCTCGTCTTGCCGCTTGGCCCGTTCATCGATGTATCGGTCCTCTGAAAGCCACTTGGCCGGAAGTGCCATCTTCGCCTTCGCGCCGGGGTGCGCCGCCATGCCCAGCCGGGCAGCGATCTGCTTACGAGTGTTGCTCATGTCCCTCATCGTAGCGTTCCTCCTTGTAGTTCACGCATTCACGAAGCCCGGATCGGGGATCTCGCCGCGGTCCACGACCGTCTGGCGTGCACCGTTGTGGCGCTTGATCGCCGCGTAGTCCAACGTCCCGTTCGGGCGCGTCCATCCCTTGTCCAACGCCATCGCCGCCGGCACAGGGATCAACGCACATCGGCAATTGAATCCGCAGGGCGGCGTCAGGCCCATGCGGTCGAAATCCTCGATGGTGCCCACGTAGCCGTCCATCGCCCGGTGCGCCGGCCGCGTGCGGGGGTCCTTGGTCGCGCTGTATTGCACCAGCGGCACGAACGCCTGGACGCGCTCGTCGCGCAGGACCTCGGCCGCGCCCTCCGTGGTCGCCCGGTTCGTGTTGGTCCGCAGGACGGTCTCAAGGCGCGCCGTGGAGAGCTCCGTGCCCGTCAGGGCCTGCGTGGTCGTCACGAAGTCCCCGAGGTTCATGGACCGGATGAGCTTGCCCACCGTGCTCTTGCCGGGGCGCTCCTCAATCACCCGCGCCACCAGCTCTTGCGTCTGGCGGGTCTGCTCGGGGGTCATGGCCGTCACGAAGAACGTGTCGTTTGTGATCCGCTTGACGGTGGTGATCCCCCCCTCCTGCGGGCGGCTCAAGACCCCGCGCAGGAGGCCGTCAAGGATGGGGCTGCGCTTGCGGAGGTCTACGAGGGCGTTCTGGCGCTCGTGGTCGCCGACCTCGCCGGCGCTTGCCCGTGCCGCCTTGACGAGGAGCTCCCAATCCTTGCGGGAGATCGGGACGCGCCGGCGGAACCACCCGGCGATGGGCTTCATCCACTTGGACCCGAACTCGGTCAGGACGGGCAGTGCGGCGAACTCCACGACGTCGCCGTCTTCGAGCATCCCCTCCACGGCCTCGTCGGGGACCTTGGCGCGGTCAATGGTGCCTCGAGCGCCTGCGAGCCAGGACGCCATGAGCAGGGCGGCCGTGACCTCGGCGAAGGCATCCCATGCCTCGGCGTCGGGCTCCCCGCGCACCTGGGCGGCGAGGGCGCGGCGGTAGGTGGCCTGCGCCTCCTTGAGGGCACGCCGGAGGTGCTTGTCGAGGGTGTCGCGGGTCATCGCTTGCGCTTGCGGACGGCAGCGACCTTCGGGGCCTCGGGCGCGGGCTCCTCGCCCTCATCCGGCTCGTTGCCCTTGCCGAGGAGCGCCGCGAGGGGGTTGTCTGACGCGCCTGCGCCTTGGCCGCCGCCAAGGATGGCCTCGCCGTCCTCGGGCTCGGACAGGCCGAGCAGGTCGCGGACCTCGCGCTCGCTCACGCGGCCGCCGAGCTGCACGAAGGCCTGGATGGCCTCCATGCGCTCCTTGGCGTTGGGGCGCTCGGGGGCGAACTCAAAGCGGATGCCGCGGGCTTCCTCCTCGCTCGCGCCGAGCATGGTGGCGATGACCCGGACGAGGTCGGAGTTCACGCTCTCGGCAAGCGCGTCTGCGTGATAGCGGATGACGCGGGAGAGGGTGTCGGCGTGCAGGTCGGCGACGCCTGACCCCATGCCCGTGCCGCCGGCCTCGCTCGAGAGGCTCTGCCCGAGGATGGCCTCCTTGAGCTTGGACGAAAGCCAGTTCACGAGCTCCATGAAGATCTGGGCCCGGCCGGCGTTGGCGTCCTTGATGTCGATGTCGTACATCGACTCGTTCGGCC